TGTCTGCTTCTGCGTTCCGACTTGCCGTTTCCTAATTTGCCCAACCTCAATTTTTGATTGGCCGAGACAGCTTTCAAGGTCGCCTTGCGATTGAAAACGAGTCTGGCTAGATTAGAGGATTCTACGAATGATCCCCTGTAGCTCAGTCGGTAGAGTCCCGGCGCGCCGAGATTCATCCGCATGACGACAGATACCAAAAACCCTATTCCCCTGTAGCTCAGTCGGTAGAGCAGCGGACTGTTAATCCGCTTGTCGAAGGTTCGAGTCCTTCCGGGGGAGCTTAACGGGTTTTCTCGAAAGAGAGGACTCGTTTTTGTTTACACCCCCGCCCCATCCGGCCCCCACGCCGCTGTCGCCCTAACCCGCGATCCGCCAAGGCTTACGGCGATTTCCCCGCCGCCGCCCGCGCTCTCGCTTCGTAGGCGTGACGTTCGGGGTGCGAGCGCAACCTGTGGGGTTGCGCTCGGTGCCCCAGAAAGTGCCTCTCAAACTCTCGCGCTCTCTCGTTAACAACCCCCAGTTGGTTAACAGGAAAAAGACGATCAGGCCCCCGTGCGCAACGCGAACGGCAACCGATTTGACTACGCGCGGCCATCTGCATCCTGGTCACCATCCCCGTCATGCGATGGAATCGCCTGCACCATCGCGGAGAAGTGGTTCCCGTCCTCTGACTGCATCAATGCCAACATGTCCTTCAGGATCGCGTGTGCCTCGCTCATCAGGGACAGGTCGTGCTCTGGTTCCCCAAAAGCGTCATTGTGCGAATGCGTGTGAAGAAATCGGATGACGCGAATCTTCTTCGCTTCGTCGAACTTCACCAACTGCATCTTCTGCCATAGTTCACCGGACAGATTCGGGTGCCGGAAAGCAAGGAACGCCTCCAGCAGCCGCCGGGCCAGGTTCGGCAGCACGTAATTCTGTTCCAGGTTGGGCTGCGGTGCTCCCATTGCCGTACGGTAGATGTGCGCAAACAAGTAGTGGTATTCCGATTCGTATTGCTCGAGCAGGCGGTCCAGCAGTTTGATGCCCGCACACCTGCGGTCCTGCAGGTAGGTGCAATCCAGCATGTAGAAACGCGCGGGCCGCAACGCAATGTCCTTCTTGTTCTGGCCCTTCAGGTGGTGGAACCAGTTTCGAACTTGGCGGAAGAACGCGAAGCTATGCGTCAGGATGATAAGTTGGGCTGCTGCCTGGGTCCGCTCCCGGATGAAGCCAAAGGCGGAATAGAGGGCATTTGCGTCGAGGCTCGACACTGGATCGTCGAGGACGACCGCACCCTTCGTCAAGTCGAACCGTCGGTCTTGCAGGGATTTCAGGAAGTAGAGCACTGCGATGGCGGTCATCTCGCCTTCGCTGAGTGATACCGCCGGCGCATCGTGCCGCATGATTCTGTACCCGGTCGCTTTGATCTCCAGCCGCAGTTCACTGTGGCCGAGGTAGTTCCGCAGATCGGTGTTCAATTCCTCGGCGGGCTGGCGATGCTCGACAATCTCGCGTTCCAGTCGGGCAATCTCATCATCAAGCCGTTTCTGTTCGTTGACCGCCTTCGTGACCGCATCCTCTGCCCTCTTCAGTGCGTCCCGCAGCTTAATAAACTCATCCAGGTTGTTGGCAACGGAATCGGCCTCCAACTGCTTCCTGGCCGCGTCGATGCGGGACTGGAACTCGTCACAGATTCTGTTGTGCCTTAGGAGAACCTGATTCAGGGCATCGACGACCCCGACGTTGAGCGTCGGCACGGCCACATCCGATTTGACCTGCTCGAACACCCGCGTTTTCTTGTCCTCCAGTGCCTTCACCAGGGCTTCGAGTACTCGTTTGGCTGCGTCGCGTTCGCCGCGTAGAGCGGCAGCGGCCGCGTCAAGTTCTGACGACAGCTCATCGTAGAGCTCTGCCGCCTTTGGAATCACCAAGTCCGCGCCCGTCCTGATGGCGGCTTGGATTGCACCGATCTGCTCGCCCAGTTTGCGCTGCAAGTCCTCGTATTCCGTGCTGAAATGCGCTTCCAAAGCGGCCAGCCGGTCCTTCGCCATTGGCTGATCGCAGAACAGACACTTCTCGCCCCCGTGTGCTTTGTGAAGCCCCAGCCCAGTATGAACCCACGACGAGAGTTGCGCATCGTCCTTCAAAGACTGAATTGCAGCCGAGACTACCGTCTTCGCCAACAACCCACTCACAGCATCGGCGATGGACTTAAGGTCAGGCAACCGGTAGGTAATCGGTGCGAGCTTGGCTTTGGGACTCGCGCGAAGCTGGGCCAGCAACTTGTCCCGCGCCGTGTCGTTCAGCGCGTGGGTCTTTTGATCGTCGGCCGCAATCATCTTCTGGGCGCGATCGGTGAAGTCACCCTTGTTGTAGTTGTTGTAGGGATTGGACCCGGCCGAACGCAGCATATCCTTGATGACCTTGGCCTGATCGATGCAGAACTTGTCGAGCGCACCGTCGGCCCGCGACTTGGCACGCCTGGCCGAATCGACCGCCTCCACCGCCTTGCCACGTTCGATCTTGAGCTGGTCAACCTGCTTCTGCTTCTCGACGTTCTGCTTGCCGATGATGAAGATCGGCGCGACATCGCCGCTGGTCGGGAAGACACTGGCCGAGACGAAGTCTCGGTTGAAGACCCGCACCGGGACGTCCATTTGGTCGAACTCGGTATGGGCCAAGTCCCGACCATTGACCCTTACGGCTGCCTGTCCATCGGACAGCGGCGTCTTGACTTCCAGTGCTTGAAATAGTCGGCTAAGGGTGGTCTTTCCGGACCCGTTCCATCCATAGATGAGGTTGTACCGGGCGAAGTCGGGCAGGTGCTGTGGCCATGTGAAATCACGGAACACGCCGCAGTCCCGAAGTCGTGATATGCGATTGATTGTCACATGAGCACCTCATCGGATTGAGCGGGACGGTTCGCTCGGTACGTGCGCCCGGCCTCCCCTGATCACGCTCCCTGCAAGGAGGTGCTGGATGGCCAACCTCGCGCATAGGCGGTATTTGACCCGGACGGGTGCCGACCGTCCAGCCGCGACAGCGCGGATGTGAGCTTTACGGACGTTTCCGCATTGATCGCGGTAGGTAGTAGAGGAGCAGGCTGTTAACCAACGGCCTCGGAATCCTGAACCCCGCCAGACAACCCGCCGGTCCCGATGGGAAGGTCGTTGTGGGCGACAGCGCGAGGAGCGCCCATGTCACCCGACGATCCCGCCCGCATGTCCGCCGACGACCGCATGGATGAAGTGGCCGCGATCATGGCCGCCGGGTTCCTACGCCTGAAGCGCCGCACCCCCTGCCTGCCCCCGTCGCCCGACCCCGCCACACGCGAGAGCGCCGGGAGTTCGAAGATTCCGGCAGAATCGACTTGCCATCTTTCGGAAACCTCGCCCTTGTGTCCATCACGTTAACGACCAGAGAGGCCAGAGGACACGAGCATGATCGAAACGAAAACCAACATCGTCCGCGAGGTCGCCGCCCTCAAGCAGATGACCGTCAAAGAACTGCGGGGCCGCTACCTGGTGGTCTTCGGCGAGGCCGCGCGATCCAGGAACAAGGACTGGCTTTGGAAACGAATCGCCTGGCGGATGCAGGCCAACGCCAACGGCGACCTGACCGAGCGCGCCCGGCGGCGGGCCGAGGAACTGGCCAACGACGCGGACCTGCGGATGCGCCGGCCCCCGGACCCGCCCGCGCCCTCGCCGGCATCCACCACCCGCACGGCCAAGATTACCTTCAGTGAAAGGGATGGCCAGCCGATGCCCGGCACCATCCTCACCCGCCAGTACAAGGGCCAGATGATCCAAGTCACCGTGCTGGACAACGGGTTCGAGTACCTCGGCGCGGTGTACGGCAGCCTGTCGGCGGTCGCCAAGGCGATCACCGGCTCGCATTGGAACGGCAACTATTTCTTCGGCCTCGGGGCCGGGAGGAAATCGCATGGGTAAGGACGCCGACAAGAAGACGCTGCGGTGCGCCGTCTACACCCGCAAGAGCACCGAGGAGGGCTTGGAGCAGGAGTTCAACTCGCTTGACGCCCAGCGTGAAAGCGGCGAGGCGTACATCGCAGCGCAGAAGCACGAGGGGTGGACGTGCCTGCCGACGCGCTACGACGACGGCGGGTTCACCGGCGGCAACATGGACCGCCCGGCGCTCCAGCGCCTCCTGGCCGACATCGACGCCGGGAAGATCGACTGCATCGTGGTCTACAAGGTGGACCGGCTGAGCCGCAGCCTGATCGACTTCTCGAAGATCATGGACGTGCTGGACCGCAACCACGTCTCCTTCGTCTCGGTGACGCAGCAGTTCAATACCAGCACGTCGATGGGCCGCTTGATGCTCAACGTGCTGTTGTCGTTCGCCCAGTTCGAGCGGGAGATCATCTCCGAGCGCACCCGCGACAAGATCGCGGCCGCGCGGAGGAAGGGGAAATGGGCCGGCGGGCACCCGGTGCTGGGATACGACCTGGCCTCGACACCGCAGGGCGGGCGCGTCACCGTCAAAGAGGAAGAGGCCAAGCAGGTCCGGCAGATCTTCGAGTTGTACCTGCACCACGGCTCGCTGATCCCGACGATCCGCGACCTGGACAAGCGTGGCTGGCGAGCCAAGCAATGGACGACGAAGAAGGGGCAGGTGCGCGGCGGACGGCGGTACACGAAGGAAGCGCTCTACCGCCTGCTGACCAACGTGGTCTACATCGGCAAGGTGCGCTACCACGAGGAAATCCACCCCGCCGAGCATGCGGGCATCGTCAACGAGTCGCTCTGGCACCGCGTACAGGACGCGCTGCGGCACAACGGACGCAACGGCGGCACCGGGTCGGCGGTGACGCGGAACAAGTACGGCGCGCTGCTCAAGGGCATCCTTCAGTGCAAGCCGTGCGGCTGCGGGATGATGCACACCTACACCTCCAAGGCCAACCGACGCTATCGCTACTACGTCTGCATGAACGCCCAGAAGCGGGGCTGGGAGGATTGCCCGACCAAGTCGGTTCCCGCCGCCGAGATCGAGCGGTTCGTGGTGGACCGCATCCGGGCGATCGGCAAGGACAACAAGGTTCTGGCCGCGACGTTGGCGCAGGCGCGGAAGCAGAACCAGGCCGGGCTGGAAGCCCTCCAGGGCGAACATCGCCGCCTGGAACGCGAGCTGGCGCAACACGGCGCGGAGGTGCGGAAGTTGATCGACCAGGCTGGGAAGCCGGGCGAGACGCCTACGGCGGCGCGGCTGGCGGACCTTCAGGAACGCATACGCGCCGCCGAACAGCGGGCGACGGAGGTGCGGGAGCAGATCATCGCGATTGGGGAGAAGACGGTGGACGAGAAGGAACTGTCGCGGGCGCTGTCGATGTTCGACCCGGTTTGGGACTCGCTCGCGCCGGGGGAACAAGGGCGGGTGCTGCGCCTGCTCGTGGAACGGGTGACGTATGACGGGGCGGACGGGACGCTGGCGATCACCTTCCGGCCCACGGGCATCAAGGCGCTGGCCGAGGAATACCCGGCCGGGCGCACGGAGAAATGACCATGCTGACAACCGAGTACAAGGTCCACTTCGAGGTCGGCCGCAAGACGCGGAAGCAACTCACGGAGGGCGCGGCCCCACCCGCCCAAGAGACGCTCGTGGAACCCGGCACGGTGCCCCGGGTGTCGCGGCTCATGGCGCTGGCGATTCGGCTGGAACGCTTGCTGCGGGACGGTGTCGCCCGCGACTACGCCGACCTGGCCCGCCTCGGCGGCGTCACCCGTGCCCGCCTGACACAGATTATGAACATGCTGCTGCTGGCCCCCGACATTCAGGAAGAACTGTTGTTCCTGCCGCGAACCATCGCCGGTCGGCACCCGGTTACCGAGCACGACATGCGCCGGATCGCGGCCGTCCCGGATTGGCGGAAGCAGCGCCGACTATGGAAGTCACTGACAACATAGTGTCAGCGGTTCGCGTTCACGACAACTTATGCACATCAAGGGGTTTACGGGCTGTGGACAGGAGAGCGCATGCTCCCCTTTTGATTGCCGCCAATGCTGAGCTCCGTTAAAATAGTGGGATGCTGGACTGAACGGGCTTAACGGAGTGCCCGGTACGCCTGAAGTCCACGGAAGGACGGTGTTTCATGGCAGATGCGTCTGTCAATGGGAACCCCGGGGCCGTCAACCGCGACCTTTGGGAAAGCGAGCTTGAACTTAACATCGATGATTCGCTGCTTCGCGTGCAAGACCCGGAGCAGATGAAGGCGTGGGTGCATGCCCGCACCGGACGCCAGGCGGACATCCTCTGCCTGGCGATGGGCATCACCGATGCGACCCGGCTCAAGGATCAGAGGTCAGCGCTGGCGCAATGCAACGGCCAACTGGCTTCTTTCTATCTGATCGACCAGTTCGCGCACGGGAAGGGCGAGTTCGCGGCGCTGGACCTTGCTCGCGCGAAACTGGCGGAACGCGTCGTCAAAACCTGTCTGAGCGAGGACGAAGACACCTGCGACAAGAAGGCCCTACTCTACGCGCTCTTCCACGCCAGCCCGGACCATCTCAAGACGCTGTTCCATCTCGACAAGATTCATAAGCGCGGTTTCGCCCGCATGGTGCTGAAGCAGAAGGTCCGGCAACCCGACACGAAGTTCGTGGACTTCCTGACGACGAAGAAGGGGAAGGAAGTCATCGAGGCATGCGACCGCAAGAAACGCGACCGCCGTCCGAGCCAGTTGAAGGACATTGTCCAGCATCACCACCATCATCTCGTCTTCATTCGTCGGCCCGAGCGCGAGCAGTACATCATCCAGGGAGACAAGATTCGGCACGGCCATCGTGTCGAGTGGATCATCCTGGACTTCTCAGAGAATGCTCAGCGCGTGGCCATAGCGTCAGACAGTCGGGACATCCCGCTGGCGATGGCCAACGCCCTGGCCTCGGCCTACTTCGGCAAGGAGGTCGAGTTCATCGACGAATGCCAGATCACCTACGCCAAGCAGATTCAGAACCTTCTCAAGCAGCTCAAGGCTGGCAACTGCAAGGAACTCGATCTCGTGGAGTTGGATTTGACAAGTTCGGCCGTTGACGGCGTCGATCTGCACCTGTGCCATACCAGCGCCGACATTGTTCGACGCGCCGTGGCCAGCATCGAGCGAGATCACGGCGATCTGACCGCACACATCGACCGCATTCACAAGATGGAGGTCGTCTACAAGAACAAGCGGGTCGAGCTTCGCTTCGACCCCCACGGCGTGGCGGACGAGTTTATCGTGCGGTACGTGGACCAGCGTCTGAAGAACGCTTCTCTGCGAAAGGAATTCGAAGATTTCATGAGGGACACGCATGGCATCCCCATCCTCTCAACCCAAACGCGCGCGGCAGCTTGATCCCGATCATGTGCGCCTTTTGCTCGAAGACGGTGCGCGCATCGAAAACCCAGCCAGCGCATTGATGGCAACGGCCGATGCGCTCCAGTCGATGGGCATGATCTCGTTTTCCCTTGGCGAATACGTCAAATGTCACGATCCACGCGACCGCGATTTCTCCGGCGGCAGGCAGCCCTGCCACGGCCAGATCGTCATCGATCCGGGCAAGGATGAGGACGCCGAGGATTACGAGTGCCCGCGCTGCCGCCGAATCGTCTACCCCGCCCGACACCATAAGAACCGACACCCATTGGTCCAGACGCACCTCCAGCGGCCAGGCGCGCTGCGCTGGCTCCATGCCCGGCTGAAGGAAATCGACACCGGCGCGAAGGATACGGGCGACGGCACATTCCATGTCCCGGCAATCGGACCACGCGGCGTGAGCGTCTGTGTCGCCGACGCGGACGGGCTGGCCGACGGGCCTCTCAACCGGCGATCCGTCGCGGCCTCCACGCCGGTCCTGTACGTGGTGCTCGCGCCGCATGTGCCGGTGGGTCGCCTGGTGAAGGACGACTGGCTTTGCCGCGTCGGGCTTCTGGACCTGGTCTGCGGAAATGTTGACCTGCGCCAAGCGCTGGAGGAGTGCGCTGCGGCCGGACCTCCCCAGCACGTCGCGGCCGTTGATGTGCCGGTGTATGCCAAGGGCCATGTTCTGGTTCAGCCTGAGGAAGCCCCGCACGTCGAACGCCTGTTCTGTGTCGAAGTCGACGCAAGCACCGTGCGCGTCAACGGCGAGATCGTCGTCAATCCCCAAGCCGGCCCGCGACTGGCGCTGTTCGGAATCTTATGGAAGCAGTTCATTGCTGACTTGCTGGCGCAGAAGCCCGTTGACGCGTTCGGCGCGATGAACATGAAGAAGTTGCTCAAGGCGATGTCCGACGCGGGCCACTCCTATGGCGATGAGACTTCGCTTCGCAAACTGATCAACAACCTACAGAACGACATCGAGACCGCCGTGAAGAAGAAGCTCGGTCTCCCCATCGGCCGCGAAGACATCGTTCAGACGTGCAAGATGCAGGGCCAGGCCGACACGTCCGGCGGCTATCGCATCAACCCCACCTGCGTGGCAATTCGTCCCTCCCAGCCACGCTGACGCCAAACCTGTCTGAAGAATCTTTGACCTGTCGCCATCGCCCTCCGAACCGCTGGTTTCCATCGGGATATCAGCGGAGACCTGTCGCATGCGCGCTGAGACTTGTCCTGCAAGCACGCGCTCATTTCTCGTGCAATGACCCCTGTGAAATGCGGTCGCCGAAGCGACTGCGAAGACCTTCTTCACAGGAGTCCAGCACATGGACAAGCGGCATCTTTCCAAGCCGAAGCGCTGGCTGATCGAGCGTGGCCAGCAGATCAATTTCGGCAGTCTCACGTTCTACACGCTCAAAGGCGAGCCGGACCTCGGCCGCCCGCACCACACGTCTCGCACGATGCGGATCGCCGGCGGTGACAACGGTCCGCGTCCCGAACTCATGCGCGATGACTTCGAACTGCGTAAGGAGCAGATCTCGCTCCTGGCGGCGCTCGAGACGCTGCCCGACGGCGAGTGCGTCCGCGTGAAGTTCGCGCACGGGCTCCCGGGCGCGTCCATCGACATCGAGACCGACCACCAGGCAGCGTAAGGGCACAGGGCAAAACCTTTTTGACATCAGGCAACTAACCGGCCGTACCACGGAGGCGTTGCGGGTGTCGCGGAAAACCGCGAACTCGCAACGCCTTTTCGTTTGCCCGTGCCCCGCGGCTCTCTCCGTCGACACCCGCAGCGACCTCCCCGGCCAGGAGATCGCGAATGTATCCCACGGAACTGATCGAGTACATCAGCAAGCGCACCCACTACAAGGCCAAGCAAGTCGTGCGGAGGTGTCCCGCCCTCGGCGACCTCGAGGACGTGCAGCATGACCTGATCGAGGACGTGCTGCGGCGGCTGCCGAAGTTCAACGGCGACCGCGCGGGCGTGAAGACGTTCATCTGTCGCATCATCGACAACAAGATCGCCAACATGCTCCAGAGCCGCGATGCCGCCAGCCGGGGTCACGGCCGCATCGAGTCGTCGCTGGACGACTGGGTCCACGACGACACCGGGGCCTGGGCACGGCGCGACACCACCATTGACGAAGCCCGCGGGCGCGCCCACCTCGGCGTCACGCGGCGCAGCGACGAAGAGCGGCGCAGCCTGGAAATGGACACGGCGGAGGTGCTGGCGGCGCTGTCGCCGGAACAGCGTGATCTGTGCGTGAAGCTGCAGTCACAGACGCCCACCGAGATCTCGCGCGAGACCGGGATGGCCCGCTCCATCATCTACCAGCGCATCGCCGCGCTCCGCGACATCTTCCTCGGGGCCAGGCTCCACCTCTACGTCTGAACCATGCCTGCCGCCGCGCGGACACCTCGCGCCGCGCGGCGGTAGGTAGTGAAGGAACACGAAAGGACACTCGACCGTGCTCAATCGACTCAATCCCTTCAACCTTTGGAAAGGAACCCGCATGAACGTGCTGGACGATCTGTCGTTTCTCGTGCGCGAATCCGACGAGGAGTATCGCCGCCAGGCGAAGGACCATCTCACGGCCCACGAGCTGGCGGACTTCCGCCGGGACCCGTACCTGTACCACAAGAAGAAACTGGGCCTGGTGGTCGAGGATGATCGCCCGGCGTTCATCCTCGGCCGGGCGGCGCACGTGCTGGTGCTGGAAGGCCGGCAGCGCTACGAGCAGCAGCACGCCTTCGGCGGCCCCATCAACCCCAAGACCGGCCAGCCCTACGGGCGTTACACCCAGGCCTTTGAGGACTGGGCGACGGCACAGGGCAAGCCGGTCATCCCCACCGACGACGCCGCGGTGATCGAGAAGCTCTTCGACTCTGTGCGTGGGCACAAGTTGGCGATGGAACTGCTCGCCAGCGGCGTGGCCGAGGGCGTCGTTCGCACGACCTATCGCGGCATCGCCTGCCAGGGGCGAGTCGACTGGGTGAACGCCGCCCGCGGGCTGGTGGATTTCAAGACCTGCGACCACCTGACCTGGCTGGAGGGCGAGGCCCGGGGCTTCGGCTACCTGCACCAGATGAGTTTCTACCGCGCCCTGATCCACCAGATCACCGGCAAGGTCGTCCCCGTCCACATCATCGCCGTGGAGAAGCGCGAGCCGTTCCGCACCGGCGTGTTCGTCATCGCGCCCGACGTGCTCTCGGCGGCGCAGAAGGAGAACGAGCAGGCGATGGAACGCCTGACCCGGTGCCGCACCGCCAACCTGTGGCCGACCGGCTACGAGGAACTGCGGACCATCGACTACCTGTGATTCCCGGCGGCAAACCCAAAACCCCTGACACGGAAAGGACGCACATGACGCTCATGGAACAGATTCATCGCGGCAGGCAGGCCGCGCCCCGGCGGGCGACGCTGTACGGCACGCCGGGCATCGGCAAGAGCCAATTCGCGGCCCACGCGGAGAATCCGATCTTCATTCAGACCGAGGATGGCCTCGGGCAGATCGACTGCGCCAAGTTCCCGCTGGCCACGACCTTCGACGACGTGATCAAGTCGCTGGCGACGCTCTACACCGAGAAGCACGACTTCCGCACCGTCGTCATCGACACGCTCGACTGGCTCGAACGGCTCATCTGGACCGAGGTGTGCAAGCGGAAGATGGTCGAGAGCATCGAGGACATCGGCTACCAGAAGGGCTACGTCTTCGCGCTCAACCACTGGCGCGACGTGCTGGCCGGCCTCGACGCGCTGCGGCGTGACCGCAACATGGCGGTCCTCCTGGTCGCCCACTGCAAGATCGAAAAGTTCGACGACCCGGCGACCGAGGCCTACGACCGCTATTCGCCCCGGCTCCACAAGCTGGCGTCGGCGCTGGTGACCGAGTGGTGCGACGAGGTCCTCTTCGCCACCTACAAGGTCTACACCCGCCAGAGCGACGAGGGCTTCAACCGCAAGAAGACCCGCGCCATCGGCGACGGCCAGCGCGTCATCTACACGACCGAGCGCCCGGCGCACGTCGCCAAGAACCGCCTGAACCTGCCCGACGAGATTCCCCTGGACTATGCGAGCTACGCGCGGTGCGTGGCCGCCGCCAACAGCAATCCCCGCAACAACGGAGAACAGAATCATGGCTAACCTGAACGGTTTCAACGCCAACGAAGTCGATCCCGCCAGCGCGTTCGAGCCCATCCCCGCCGGCAAGTATCTCGCCGTCATCACGGCGTCGGAGATGAAGCCGACCAAGAGCGGCGTGGGCAACTACCTGGAACTGACCTTCCAGGTGCTCGACGGCCCGTTCAAGGGCCGCGTGCTGTGGGCACGTCTCAACCTGGACAACCCCAACGCCACGACAGTCAAGATCGCCAAGAGCGAGTTGTCGGCGGTGTGCCGCGCCGTGGGCGTGATGACGCCGCGCGACAGCCAGGACCTGCACAACCTGCCGCTGCAGATCAGCGTCCGCCTCAAGAAGCGCGACGACACCGGCGAGATGACCAACGAGATCAAGGGCTACGCGAAGAAGGAAGCCGCGACCGCGCAGCCGCAGCAGGCGACCACGAACACGCCGCCGTGGGCGCGGAACTGAGGATCGGATGCTGGAGCTGCGCCTGCCATATCCCCCGACCGTCAACCGCGCCTGGCGGATGGTCAACGGCCGGATGCTGCTGAGCCGCGAGGGTCGCCTGTACCGGCAATGCGTGCAGGCGATCCTCGCTCTCGCGGGGGTTCGGCCGCTGGACGGCAGGCTGGCGCTGGCGGTGGACGTGACGCCGTCGGATCGCCGCCGGCGCGACCTGGACAACGTGCAAAAGGGACTGCTGGACGCGCTGGGGGCCGGCGACGCCTACGGCGACGACAGCCAGATCGATCTGCTGATCACGAAGCGCATGCCCCCGGCGACGGAAGGACAGGCCTATGTACGAATCGAACAACTCCCGCTGCGGCGCTGCCTCTTGTGCGGCGGGCCTTGCCGAACCGGTGACGGGTGAGCTGTGGAAGAAGATCGAGGCCAAGTTCCGGCTTTGGTCCTTCCACATCTATTACGACCGGTCCTACGCCACGGAAATCGACCCGACCCTGCGCTTCGTCAAGGCTCTGATCGCATCCACCCAGCCGATCCGCGACCGCAACGCCGTCCTTCAGTGGTATCGCCAGCGCCCCAGGAAGAGGCACCGCAATCAGAACGGAGAACACGCCGAGCATGGTGACGCTTAGACCCTATCAGCGCGAAGCCGTCGACGCGGTGTACGCCCACCTGCGGCAGCGCGACGACAACCCCGTCGTCGTGATCCCCACCGGAGGCGGCAAGACGCCCGTCATGGCCACGCTCTGCGACGACGCGGTGACGCGCTGGAACGGGCGCGTCCTGGTGTTGGCGCATGTGAAGGAACTGCTCGCGCAGACCGCGGGCACGCTGGATCGCATGGCCCCGCAACTGCACGTCGGCCTCTACTCGGCGGGCCTGGGGCGACGCGACACCGAACACCCGGTGATCGTGGCGGGCATCCAGTCGGTGTTCCGCCGCGCCGCCGAACTCGACGCCTTCGACCTGGTGATCATCGACGAGGCGCACATGATCCCGCCCGAGGGCGAGGGCATGTACCAGACGTTCCTCAAGGACGCCCGCGTCGTGAATCCGCGCGTCCGCGTGATCGGGTTGACGGCCACGCCGTTCCGCATGACATCGGGTCTGATCTGCCAACCGGATCATTTCCTCAACCACGTTTGCTACGAGGTGGGTGTCAAGGAACTCATCCGCGACGGTTATCTGTGCCCGCTGCGCACCAAGGCGGGCATCACCAAGGCCGACACGTCAAACCTGCATGTGCGCGGAGGCGAGTTCATCGCCAACGAGGTGGAAGACCTCATGGATCAGGATGGTCTGGTCCGCGCGGCCTGCGCCGAGATCGTCGAGCAGGCGCGGGATCGGCAGTCCGTGCTGATCTTCGCCTCCGGTATCCAGCACGGCCAGCACATCGTGGACATGCTGCGGCGCGACCACGGTGTCGACTGCGGTTTCGTCACCGGCGACACCCCGCCCGCGGAACGTGAGGTGCTCATCGCCCGCTTCCGCCGCCAGGGCGGGCGCGAACTCTTCGGCAATGCCCAGCCGCTCAAGTTTCTCTGCAACGTCAACGTGCTGACCACCGGATTCGACGCGCCCAACGTGGATTGCGTGGCGATGTTGCGGCCGACCATGTCGCCCGGACTCTATTACCAGATGGTGGGGCGGGGTTTTCGGCTCTGCGACGGCAAGCCCGACTGCCTGGTCCTGGACTTCGGCGGCAACGTCCTGCGCCACGGCCCCGTCGATGCCATCCGCGTGACCGAGATCGAGAACCGTGGCGGTGAAGCGCCGGCCAAGGAATGCCCGCAATGCCATGCGCTGGTTGCCGCCGGATACGCCGCCTGCCCGGTGTGCGGGCATGTGTTCCCGGAGCGCGAGAAGGCCAAGCACGAGGCCACGGCCTCGGCCGACGGCATTCTGTCGGGACAGGCCACAACCAACAACCACCACGTCCAGGAAGTGTTCTACAGCGTTCACGTCAAGCGCGACGCGCCGCCTGATCATCCGCGGACCATGCGGGTCGAGTACCAGATCGGCTGGCACCGCTACGTCTCCGAGTGGGTCTGTTTCGATCATCCACGCGGCAGTTACGCCCGCACCAAGGCCGAGGCGTGGTGGCGCACGCGCTCCAATGACCCGCCGCCGGAGAACGTGGACGACGCCGTCGCCATCGCGCAGGCCGGTGGGCTTGCGCCCACGCAGGCGATCCAGGTGCGCACCGTCGCCGGCGAAAAGTACGACCGCATCGTCGGCCACACCCTTGGGGAGAGGCCTCCGGCCACGGGCTACGTCCGCAGCGACGCCGACGAGAGCGGACTGGACGCGGTGCCGGAGTACGTGCCGGCGGATGACGACATCCCGTTCTGAAGAAGGGCACGATGGAACTGGACCAGGTTCAAGAATATCTCCGCGCCGGCCTGAGCGTGCTTCCCGCGTGGCGGGAGGGCGAACAGAAGCGCGTGGCGCTGCGCGCATGGAAGCCCTATCAGGAGCGACTCCCGACCGACGCCGAGGTGCGCGGGTGGTTCGCCAACAACCACCAGGCGCTGTGCCTGGTGTGCGGCGCGGTCTCCGGCAACCTGGAGATGATCGACTTCGACCTGGGCGGCGAGGCGTTCGAGCCGTGGTGCGCCCTGGTGCGTGAGACGGCCCCGGGCCTGCTGGAACGCCTGGTCATCGAAACCACCCCCTCCGGCGGTCGGCATGTCGTCTATCGCTGTGAGGGCGCGGTCTGCGGTAACCTCAAACTCGCCCAGCGGAAGCTGGTCACGGCCAGCGGCAATCCCGTCAGCGTCGCCGGCAAGACGTTTCAGCCCCGGCGCGATGCGCAGGGCACATGGTCAATCCTGCTGACCCTCATCGAAACTCGCGGCGAGGGCGGCATCTTCCTCTGCGCGCCTTCCGAGGGTTACAGCATCACCCAGGGCACCCTCATCGCGCTGCCCGTCGTCACGGCCGACGAGCGGGAGATGCTGCTGTCGGCGGCGTGGACCCTGAACGAGCAGCGCCCTGAACCCGAGCCGGTCCCTGCCACGCCGGCGTGCGGCCT